CTACTAAAATGAGTATTAATATAGGTAAAAAATTAATATCTAGGAGCTATTTAAGTATTACTGATATAAAAAAGATTAATGCCTTTTTAAATAAGACTAAAAGTATTGATACTGGTAAGTACTCAGATTTTGGTACTATTACCTATAACCTTTATGGAGGTACTGCTATGTTAAACTGGAGTAATAAGATACTGAAAGTACAATAAGCTAACTAATTATATATTTATAACAAAAAACTATACTAAAATGGATTTAAAAAACAGAGTAAGAGTAGCACTAGGCCTAGATGTAGATGTTAAGATGGCAGTACAAGAAAAATTAGAGGATGGTACTATTATTGTATCTACATTTGATGAGCTAGAGGCTGGAGCAGATGTATCAATTTTAGTAGAGGATGGTACTACTATTTTATTAGCTCCAGGAGAGTATACTTTAGAGGATGGTAGAGGATTTATTGTAGTAGAGGATGGAGTAATATCTGAAATGGTAGAAGTAGTAGAGGAGGAGGTAGTAGTAGAGCCAGAAACTGAGGAGGAAGTAGTAGAGGAGGTAGCTGAGGAGGAGGTAGTATTAGAAAAAGAGGCAGATAGATTACCTAAAAAAGTTAAAAGCACTAAGGAGTACGAATTTAGCCAGGAGGAGTTAGTTAATGTTATCTCTACTGAGTTATCTAGTATCTTAGATACTTATAAAGCAGAGATTACTGAGCTATCTAAAAAGGTAGAGGCTTTATCTAATGCTCCAGCATCTGATGAGATTGTATTAAATAAATTCTCTACAGTAAAAGAGCAAAATAAAAGCAGAGAGGCTATTTTAAAGATGACTGCTAAAGAGAGAGTAAGATATAATCTTAGAAATATAACAAAATAATATAAATAAAAACAAATAAATAAAAAATTATGGCAAATCCAACAGTAAATGGTAATTACACTGGCTCGCAAGCTGGAGATTATCTAGGTGCATGTATCAAATCTGGTTTAACTTTATCAGAGGGTAATATCACTTTTTTAGAAAATGTAAAGTATAAAAGAAATTTAACAGTAGTAGATAGTGCTAGTTTAATTAGTGCTGATACTGACTGTAGCTTTTCAACTGCAGGTACTTTAACTCTTACTGATAGAGTAATTACTCCAGTTAAGAAAAAATTAAACCTTGAATTATGTAAGAGAGATTTAGAGCAAGATTGGCAAGCTCAAAACATGACGCCAGGAGTAACTAACTCAGGTATGGATGCAGATTTTACTGCTTTTATGATGGAGTATTTAGGCGAAAGTATTGGAGCTAGTGTAGAAAATACTATCTGGACTGATTTAGAGGCTACTGCTTTAGCTGATGCTACTGTAGTAGATGTAGTAGGAACTACTTTATCTGCTACTAATATTGTTGCTGAGCTAGGTAAAGTAAGAGATGCTATACCTACTGCATGTTATGGTAAAGAGGATTTAACTATTTATATGGGTACGGCTGCTATTCGTTTTTATATCTCAGCTATGAGTGCTCTAGGATACATGAACTTATACTATGCTGCTGAAATTCCTTTGACTTTTGAAGGTATTAAAATTGCTCATGCTCCAGGCATGTCTGCTGATGTTATGATAGCATCTAGAAAAGCTAACTTGGTGGCAGCGACTGACTTGATAAGTGACTTTGTAAATTTAGCTATTTTAGATATGGCTGATAAAGATGCATCACAAAATATTAGAATTGCTGGAAACTTCTCTATAGCTGCTAACCATGCAGTAGGAGCTGATGTAGTATTTTACTCATAATAAATAAGTTATAAAGGAGGGAGTGAAATCCCTCCTAAATACTTTTAATAAATAAAAATAAATAAAAAATTATGGCATCACACTGTGACTTAACCGCTGGAAGATTACTAGACTGTAAAGATAGTGTAGGAGGCATACGCTCTATTTTATTAATGCCTCTAACTGACTATGTACCTACTTATACTGCTACTGTATTAACTAATGTAGCTGCAGCTACTGGCTTTAGATACGATTTGCCAAAAGCTACTGGTAGCCTCGCAGAAAATATTACGATTTCCACCGAAAATGGGACTGTTTTTTACGAAGATACACTAACTATTAAATTGCATAGACTAGATAATGCTATGCGTAATGAGTTAATCCTTATAGCTCAAACTAGAATGGTATGCTTTATATTAGATAATAATAATAATCAATGGTGTATAGGAGAGGTATTAGGTGCTGAGCTAACTGCAGGTACTGCTAATACTGGTACTGCTTTAGGAGATGCCTATGCTTATGATTTGACAATAATGAGCCAGGAGAGAGAGCCTATGCGTAATGCAGGAGCATATACTACTAATCCATGGGACAATTTAGCTAATTTAACTGTAAGCCCAGCATACTAATCTATGCCTTGCGACTTAACGGCCGGTAGGCTATTAGATTGTAAGGATAGCATAGGAGGTATACGCTCTATATTACTGTACGCTGGTAATGATTATAGCCCTGTATACTATCCAGATGGCTCATTTATTTTAAATAATAACTGGATTACCGCATATAGATACGATTTACCTAAAGGTACTGGTATTTTATCGGAAGAAATTTTAGTAAGCTCTGAAAATGGGACTACCTATTATGAGGATACTTTAGTTATAAAACTCAATAGGCTAGATAATACTATGAGAGATGAGTTAAAATTAATAGCTCAGAGTAGGTTAAGGATTTTTATATTAGATAATAATAATAACCAGTGGATAATGGGAGAGGTTAATGGAGCAGAGCTAGTAGATGGTACGGCATCTACTGGTATGAGTTTATCAGATAATTATGGTTATAATTTAACTTTTAAGTCGCAAGAGCCTAATTCTTTAAGAGCATGTTATCCATTTACTACTAAGCCTTTTGATAATACATATTTTGTATTCCCTAGCCCACCATACTAAGTAGATTTAAAGATAATATAAACAATATTAGAGGGTATAGCTTATGTTATATCCTCTTTTTTTTACTAATTAGTAGAGTTTTATATTTATAACAAACTAATAACTGTAATAAGATGAGATATAAGTTAAAGGAGGAGTATAAAGATATGAGTATAGCACCAGCTGGTAAGGTAGTGGTACTACAATTTTTAAACCAGGAGCAGATAAAGCTAGTAATTAAGGCAGGATTTGCTGATTTTTTTGAGGAGGTAGATAATAAGACTAAAAAAACAAATAAAAAAGAGGCTAAATAGTGCTATATTTAAGGAATAATAACCATAGTAATGTAGTATATACTAATCTTTTTGAGCGTTTACCTAGTACCGCACTAGCATCTACTCCAGTTGCATGGAGTTGGCTAATGGTTTTTACTAATGACTTTACTAAAGAGAGTGCTACAGTAATACAGATTATGGATGTATCAGTATTTGGCTCTCCTAGTGATAGTAACATGGTTAAAATGCCTTTACTAGTAATTAATAGCGGTACTCCTAATGGATTATTGCAGCAAATAAAGCTAATAGATAAAGGATATTATACTTATCAGATATTTTACCAGGGTAGTCTAACTAATTTAGATGTAACTAATGTAACTGTAAAGGATTTAGTACAAACTGGTAAGGCTTTAATATATGATGGTATTACAGAGGTAGAATTTAAAGCACAAACAGATGGTACTCCTAATAATTTTATCTATGTACCTTAAAAATTAAATAACAAATCATGGCTAAACCTAAAAAGACTAAAAAAACTACTAATAATACTCCTTATGTATCTCCTTTAAGAGAGGTATATCTAAGCCAGGTTATTACTCCTAAGGCCTATGAGGCTAATGGAGATGGATGGATTAATTATGGTATAGATGCACCCTATAAAAATTTATATCCTCAGTTTTTAATATCTATGTATAATAACTCGGCTACCCATAGAGCAATTACTGATGCTGCTAGTACTATGATAGCAGGGAAAGGTATATTAATAGAGGATAATGCAGATATAGAGGCTACTAGTAAGCTGAATTTACTCCTAAAAAATATAAACTCTAAGGAAAGTATAGAGGAGCTATTAAGTAAACTAGGTAAAGACTTATATTTACAAGGTGCTATAGCTTTAAATATAATTTATAGTAAGGATAAGCAGAGTGTAGTTAGCATAACGCATGTACCAGTAGAAAAAATAAGGATAGGAGTACCTAATAGTAATGGAGTAGTAGAGGATTACTGGATTTCTGCAGACTGGGGTAATACTAGGCGTAAAGAAAATGCTCCTACTCCTATAGCTGCATTTAATCCTTATAATAGAGAGGCTACAAATCAGTTATTATATGTAAGAGATTATACTCCAGGGCTAGATTTGTATGGAGCACCTAGCTACTCAGCATCTACTAACTGGATTTTAACTGATGGTTTAGTATCTGAGTACCATTATAACAATATAACGGGAGGATTTTCGCCAACAACCTGGATTAATTTTAACTCAGGCCAGCCAACAGAGGAGGAGCAACAGATAATAGAGAACGCTATTACTCGCAAAATGACTGGAGTAGGAGGTAAAAAAATGGTAATGACTTTTACAGATGAGGGAGTTAATACGCCAGATATACAAAATTTAGCTTTATCAGATGCACCTCAGCAATATTTAGCACTTAATGAGTTAGTTATACAAAATTTAATGATAGGGCATAGAGTAGTATCTCCATCTTTAATGGGCGTAAAAACTGAGGGAGCTCTAGGAGGTAAAAATGAGCTATTAGAGGCTTATGAATTATATAGCAGGAGTGTAATACAACCATACCAGGATATAATAGTTAAAGCACTTAGTAAGGTTTTTGCTATTAATGATATTAATATACCTTTTAAGATTAAAGATGTAGCACCATTCGCTAATAAGTTTGGTACTGAGATACTAGAAAAAGTTATGACTACCTCAGAGATACGCCAGGAGCTCGGTTTAGAGCCTTTAGAGGCTACTGAGGAGGTTGTAGATGCTAATACAGTACTTAAAAAAGATATTAGCTTAGATAAGCTAGATAGCCTTTTAGATGGTTTAGGAGAGTATGAGGAGGATTTACTAAAGGATTATGATGTACTAGCTATAGAGGATACTACTGATGAGTTAGAGGATGATGATTATGAGGAGCAGTTAAATAATAAAACTGAGTTAGCTAATGTAAAAGATGGTAGTCCTAGCCCAGATTTACCTAGTAACCAGGATGGGACTAGTAAACAGACTACAGAGGTAGGAGTTAAATTTAGAGTTAGATATAGATATAGTGGTAGCCAGAGCCCACAAAGAGAATTTTGTAGGCTTATGGTAGGTAAAGCTAACTCAGGATTAGTATATAGAAAGTCCGATATATTAAAGATGAGTAGGATGGCAGTTAATCCAGGATGGGGAGAGGGAGGTAAAAATACCTACTCTATCTGGCTTAATAACTGCTATGATAAAGAGCTAGGTACTCCTGATTTACATAAATTCTACAAGGGAGGAGGAGCATGCCAACATAAATGGCTGAGAGTTATTTTTGTGCAGAAAAAAGGAGAGGCAGCTAGCTCTAGTAATGATATTATAGGTACTACTGAGGCTAGGAGGAGAGGATTTAAACCAGCTCCTAATAAAGAAACTGACTGGAGTGTACGGCCTAGTGATATGCCTAATAAAGCATTTATAAATAAATAAGAAAAAATAAAAGATTATGGCTGCAACCGCACTATTTATATCAGAAGAAAAATTAAAGAGCTATGCAATAGCTGGTAATGTATCTCCATCTCTAATATTACCTCATTTAAAGGATGCTCAGAGGATTTATATAGAGAGTGCTCTAGGTACTGCTTTATATGAGGATTTGCAGGCTCATATTTTAGCTAGTACTTTAACTGGAGATAATTTAACTTTAGTAGATGATTATATACAGAGCGTTTTGGTGCACTATGCTACTCTGCAGGCTATACCTTTTTTAGCTTATAAAATAGAGAATGGTAATATTTATAGTAAAACATCTGAGAATGGAGTAGCACTATCCAGAGAGGAGCTAGGAGATTTAAAAGATAGTATTAAGAATACTGCAGAGTGGTATAGAGCTAGGTTAATAGATTACCTATGCTATAATGCTGCTTTATTCCCTAAATACGCTTTAAGTGCTGGAGCAGATGTTAGCCCATCTACAACCAAATATACTAATAATATGAATTTATATTAATAGTGCAAATAGTAAAAAGATATATTAAAATTAAAAATGAGGCTAAGTTAAAAGCCTTTTTAAATAAGACTAAAAGTAATGCCAATAGAAAAAACACTAGCCGAAATAGGCCAAGTAGCAGCAGTAAATAGTACTGCTTTAGCTTTAACATTTACAGAAATAGAGGCAGGATTAAAGATACTTTTATTAGTTGTATCTTTAGTTTATACTTTTGATAAATGGTATGCCCATAGAAAAGAAATTAAGAAAAACAAGCAATAGCTAAAGTTTATTTTTTAGTGTACCCGTTTAACCTAGTAATCAATTATCTTTTTATTTTGATACTAGCATACCTAAAAGGGTTTAAAGTTGCTTAGAAGTGATTAAAATAGCTTAAAAATGGATTTAAAATACTTTAGTTTAGATGAGTTTGATAGCCCAGATGAGGCTGGTAGTGGCTCTAAAATGTGCTGCAAATTACTACAAAAATTAGATAAAATTAGAGGAGATTATGGCAGTCCTATAAGTGTTAATTCTGGCTTTAGGACTGTAATACATAATGCGGTAGTAGGTGGTAGAGTTGGCTCATCTCATTTAAAAGGAGTAGCAGTAGATTTACACTGTAATAACTCTGGAGATAGAACTAAGCTACTAAAAGCTATTTATAAAAATGGAATAAATAGAGTTGGAATAGGTAAGACTTTTTTACATATAGATACTGATAATAATAAGCCTGCAGCGTGCTGGCTATATAATTAAATAATAAAAAATGGATTTTATTTTAGGAAACTGGGCTGAGCTACTAATAGCAGTATTAGCCTTAATTAAAGTAGTAGTAAGATTAACGCCAGGCGTTAAAGATGATGCTATATTTAACTATATAGATAAGTTAATAGATGCTATAGTACCTAATAATGAGTAAGTTATTACCTATTAAGGCTATAGCAGAGGCTCTAGGCTCTATACCAGGAATATTTAAACATACTGCTACTGGTAAATTTTCGGCTAGGAGGAGTATCTCTGGCGTACTAGTGATAGC